GTATCTTAGTGTGGAACACTACCGCAAGTAAATGGTTTTTCGTATCCAATAGTGGTGCGACAATAAATAACGCATAATTTAACAGGAACAAAACATAATGGCTATCTTAACAAATCCAATTAAAAAGCAAGTGATCCAAGACTTGAAGACCGATATGGATTCTTCTGGTACTCACTACTATGCGGTAATTGGTCGTTCCGAACCTTGGGACTCAGCAGACACTGTACCTACCGCAATCAACTCTGCACGAGAAGAAAGAAACTTTCGTCTCGGTTTGCAGTCTGCGAAGAAGGTAGTTGACCTTTCATTCTGTGTGCCTCGATACAACTGGTCATCGGGTGCAATCTATTCTGCATATGATGATGCACAGGTTGGGTATCCTGCTCAGACATACTATGTGATGAATGATGAAAACCAAGTATATCTGTGTATTCAACAGGCAAGAAACAATGCGGGACAAGCACAGGTGTCTACAGTTCAACCATCAGGTGGTACTGATGGTGTTCCTTTCGATACTGCTGATACCTACATCTGGAAGTTCTTGTACTCAATCGGTGCGGCATCTGCATCTAAGTTTATGTCTGCAAACTATATTCCAGTTAAATTACAAGGCCCCACAGATGGTTCATCAACTGCATCTGAAGTAGAACAACTTGCAATTCAGACTGCCGCAATTCAGGGACAGATCATCGGTTATGTGGTTGACTCAGGTGGTGCGGGATATTCCTCTTCACCCACTGTGACAATCAGTGGTAATGGTACAGGTGCAAAAGCGGATGCGACTATCTCAGGTGGTCAGGTGTCCAAGGTAACTCTGATTGATAGTTCGGGTTTGTACACTCTAGGTTCTGGATATGACTATGCCACGGTATCGGTAACTGGTGGTGGTTCACCAACCAAACCTGCCAAGGTTCGTGCAATCTTTGATACTCCGTTAGGACTGGGTGGTGATCCAAGAGATGATCTCCGTGCTACGGCAATTATGATGAACTCTAAACCAAGTGGTGACGAATCAACCGACTTTATTGTTGGTAATGACTTCCGTCAGGTTGGTCTATTAAAGAACCCATTGGACTCTGCGAGTTCTGTACTATTCACAGACACTACAGGCATCATGTTGAAGAAACTTAGTTTCTCTAATGTGACCTCTGGATTCACCGCAGATGAACTCATAGAAGGTGATACTACTGGTGCGAAAGCATATGTGGACAAAGTTGGAACAAATGAACTTTGGTATCACCAGAATGAAGAAACAGGATTCACTGCATTTGGTGCCGCAGAACAAGTCACTAGATCAGGTGGTGTTGGTGGTGGTGTAGGTACAACTGCCGCATCAAACCACATTACCGTTCCAGAAATTGACATCATGTCTGGAGAAGTACTATATATTGATAATCGTGCAAAAGTTGCACGTGCCAGTGATCAGACAGAAGATATTAAACTCGTAATACAAATTTAGGATAAGAGATAATGCCAAAGACATTTACATCCAATGTATTCTCCTCCTCTTACAAGGATGATTTTGTAAATAGTGATAACTATCACAGAATCCTCTTTAATAGTGGTCGTGCTCTACAAGCAAGGGAACTCACTCAGTTACAAACTATTATCCAAGAGGAAATAGGAAGATTTGGTAGAAACATTTTCAAGGAAGGTGGCGCTGTCAATCCAGGCGGGCCTACTATTCACAACGATTATGAGTTTGTTAAGTTAAACACTTCAGGGGATGATCATGGACTTCCTGCTGATCCAACCACTCTAGTCGGAACAACCTTTACTGGTGATGTTTCCTTGGTTGAAGCAAAGGTACTGGAAGTTGTTCCTGCCGAGAATGGTGACCCTGCTACATTGTTTGTTCAGTATACAAACACCCAAAATGCGACAGCAGGTGAAAATGCTATTCGTTTCACACCCGATGAAACCATCGATAACCAAACAAAAGAATTGAAAGTTGCCGCCACCGTTGGTACTGATCTCCCTGTTGGACAGGGTTGTAAGATTTCTAGTGCGGAAGGTGACTTCTTTACTCGTGGACATTTCGTATTCTCAACGGGTCAGTCGATAATCCTTTCCAAGTACAGCAGATATCCAACCAAGGTTGTTGGTTTCAAAGTAACAGAAGATATCATTACTGTTTCAGATACAGAGGCCTTATACGATAACCAAGGTGCGACTCCGAACCTCGCTTCGCCTGGCGCAGATCGTTATCGTATCCAACTCACTCTGACAACCAAAGATCAGGTTGCGAGTGACGAGAACTTTGTATATTACTGTGACGTATTGGAAGGTAACATTGTTGACCAAGTAAAAGGTACTGATGATTACAATGCACCCAATGAACTTCTTGCCACAAGAACTAAAGAAGAGTCTGGTGACTACATTGTAAATCCATTCACAGTTGACTTTACTGATTCTGCCAGTGACATCACTGCGACTGTATCAGATGGTATTGCATATGTGAATGGTTATCGTGGCGCAACCGAGAAACCTACTCCATTAGTTATTCCTAAACCTCGTTCAACTGCGACAGTTGAAAACCAATTTACAGGTATTGCCTATGGGCAGTACTTTATTTGTAGTGGATTAAAGGGTCTACTTGACACTCGAACCTATGCCACACAAAATCTATCAACAAGTGCAACCGATCCATCTGGTAGTGTGATTGGTACTGCACGAGTTCGTTATGTCGAAGAAGATGGTTCAAACTTCAGAGTTTACCTGTTTGACATCAAGATGAACTCAGGACAGTCTATCCGTAATATCAAGACTGTTGGTACTAACTCAACCAATCGTGGTGTTATCTCTCTTGAAGGTTCGCCAGGCAAAGCAGTATTAAAAGATGCTCGCAGTACTAACTTGGTTTTTGGTGTTCCCAATCCTCGACCCAAAGTACTTTCCGACATTTCATATGAAGTTCAACGAATATTCACTGGTACTGCAAGTGGTGGTAATCTTGGTTTTACCTTGACAACTTCTGGAGAAGCGTTCTCTAATGAATCACAGTGGATTGTTTGTGATGCGGATGGTGATGTTGTATCTAGTCCGACTATCACATTGAGTGGTACAGGTAACGATACTGCGACCATTTCAGGATTGGCAAACGAAGCACATACTGTCTATGCCAAAGTAAGTAAGGGTACACCAACTGTTCGTCTGAAAAACCTTACAGATGCAACCGTAACAACAACAGTAACTACTGGTTCTGATGGTGTTAAATATGTTGATCTAGGTGTGACTGACATCTATAGTGTACAATCAGTAAAACTAGGAAGTTCTAGTGGTGCTGATATCTCTCACCTATTCAACTTAGACAATGGACAACGTGCCGGATTCTATGGTCTGGGTCGTATGGTACTTGAGACTGGTGCAACTGCACCAAGTGGAAATGTCTATGTGGCATTCAAACACTTCACTCATGGTTCGGGAGACTTCTTCTCTGTAACCTCTTATAGTGGTCAGGTTGATTATGAGGACATTCCTAATTTCTCAACTGGAATAAGTACCCAAGTAAACCTACGAGATGTGATTGACTTCCGTAATAGTGTGAATGCTAGTAATGTATTTATTGCATCCTCTGCAACCGAACTTCCCACTAATGGTGATGTTGTTCAGGCAGATGTTGAATACTATCTACCTCGTGCGGATAAGATTGTTGTTACTACTCAAGGTGAGATCAAGAACATTCAGGGTGAGGCAGGATTCAATTCACAGATTCCCGCAACTCCCGAAAACACTTTGGCATTGTTTAATGTCGAACATAACGCATATGGTCTAAATGATTCTGATGTGGTTGTTGTGCCATTCAAGGCAAAACGATTCACAATGGGTGATATCTCCAAACTGGAAGATCGAATCGATAAGGTAGAGGAAGCGACTGCATTAAGTCTACTTGAGGTTGACACTGCTAATCTGATGGTATTAGATGAAGATGGTAACCCAAGAACCAAGTCTGGTTTCTTTGTGGACAACTTTGCAAACAGGGCATTCTCTGATGCGGATAACATCGAATATCGTGCCGCTATTGATCCATCACGAGGTTTGTTATCAGTACCTACCTTAGAAGATGATGTGATTCTTGCATACGATTCTTCTAAGTCAACTAACACTATTATGAAAGGTGATACTGTTTACTTGAAGTATTCAGAATCTCCCACTATCACACAGACACTCGTATCTGGTACAGAGAATGTAAACCCATTCGCAGTTATTACAGGTGAGGGTAACATTACTATGTCACCCGCAACCGACAACTGGTTTCAGACCAAGTATACTCCTGCCAATGTAATCAACAAAACGGCAGTAGAGAATGTTGAAGTTAATCTGGGTAACATTAGTAGTGGTTTCCAGACCATGACTACCAGTCAGAGACGAAACTTCCTCTGGGGTGGTGGTAACACATTTGTTCCAATCACTGGTTTTGGTAATACACAATCAAATGTTGGTAGTGGTTGGAGAGGAAGTCCTGCATGGAACTGGAGAGGTGTAACCCAAGAAAGTTCTAGAACTGTTAATGTTGGTAATGCCAATGGTGGTAATCGAAACGAAGACTTCAATGTTATTGGTTCTTTCTCACAACGACAGGTTATGGGTACAAAGACTATTCGTAAGGTAGTTGGTGACCGAACTGTGTCATTGACATTCTTACCATTCATTCGTTCACGAAAAGTATTCTTCCGTGCCGAGGGTCTACGACCCAATTCTAAGTTCTTCCCATTCTTTGATGGTAAGGATGTAAGTGCATTCTGTCGTACCGAAACATTCAAACGATATGGTGCTTTGGCAACAGATGCACAATACAGTAACAGACATAGAAAGTCAACCTCTCACCCTCAAGGAACTTCCGAATTATTGACTGATAGTAAGGGTAAGATCGAAGGTTCGTTCTTTATTCCTTCCAATACGACCACTCGTTTCCGTGCTGGTACTCGTGAATTCAAACTTCTTGATATTAGTAAGAATGATGATAACACCGCACTTTCAAGTGCATCATTCAACTATACTGCACAGGGTACTCTGGATACTAGACAGAAGACTATTACTTCTACTCGTATCACTCAGGTTAGAACTCAGAGATGGACTCAGACCCAACGAGTTCGAGTACAAGACCCATTGGCACAATCATTCTTTGTGACCAATCCTAATGGTATCTTTGTAACTAAGGTTCAGACTTATTTTAGTACCAAGGATTCTAGTATTCCGATTCAATTACAGATTCGACCAATGGTCAATGGTGCTCCAAGTTCGACTGAGATTCATGCACAGTCCGTTAAGTTCTTAGACCCTAGTCAAGTAAATCTTCCTTCTGCTGAGACACAAGCTGCGGTAGAGGCATCACCGACCACATTCGAGTTTGAAGAACCCATCTTCTTGAATCCCGAAACAGAGTATGCGATTGTACTTCTTGCGGAATCTATTGAATACAATGCGTATGTCGCAGAGACATATGCGTTTGAGTTAGGTTCTACTGAGAAGA